ATTCACAAAAAACCACTTATACACATCAGTTTGACCCATATGGAGTAACTTGTCTGATTTCTTTAGCAGAAAGTCATCTTTCTTGTCATACTTGGCCAGAAAAAGGTTGTGTTGCAATTGATATTTTTACTTGTGGAGGCAAAAATCCACGTTCTGTAGCTTGGTGGTTACTTGAATACTTTGATAGTGATGATTATGTAATGAATGATTATGCAAGATAGGGTATAAATAAATCTAAAAGCATTAATAATGGCGATTCAACGCAAATCAAGAGCATTTAAGGATATCAGTTTATCGTTTACACCACATCCAGTGACGAAAGACCTTCCTGTGCTTACAAATGAGCGAGCAATCGTAAGATCAGTGAGGAATTTGGTCGAAACAATACCTACAGAAAGATTTTTTGACTCTCTCATAGGTACAAACATCAGAGAATCATTATTTGAGAACTTTTCTCGATCAACTGTAATGTTGATTGAAGATCAAGTTCGTGAAACTTGTACTCAGTTTGAACCAAGAGTTAATAATATAGGTGTAGTTGTATTCGCTAATCCAGATGATAATAATTTTAACGTGACAGTTAACTTTGATATTGTTGGATTGGAGACACCTCCACAATCTTTTACCTTTTTATTAGAACCAACGAGATAATATGCCCTTTACACAGTTTACAAGTTTAGACTTTGAGCAAATCAAAGTACAAATCAAAGATTTTTTACGTTCAAACTCAAATTTTACTGATTTTGATTTTGAAGGCTCTAATTTTTCTGTAATTATTGACACTTTAGCATATAACACATATATTAATGCGTTTAACGCAAACTTATTAGCAAATGAATCATTTTTAGACTCTGCAACTATTCGAGAGAACGTAGTATCATTAGCAAGGAATATAGGATATGTACCCCGTTCAAAAACTGCTGCAACAGCAACTGTAAGAATAAGTGATATAAATGTTGGCACCACAAACGATTCGACAACTAAGTTTCTTACTCTTCGTGCGGGACTTGTATGTGTAGGTGCATCAGAAAATACAACTTACCGTTTTTCATTACCTGATAATATAACATCAACTAGAGTCAGAGACATTGGTGGAACATCTTTTGCTCAATTTGATGAACCAATTACAATTCACGAAGGCACTTATCTTACAAGAACATATAGAGCAAATACATCAGTAGATCAAAGATTTATTATTGATAGCCCTGGTATTGATAGTTCAACATTAAGAGTATTTGTTTCAGGTCCAAATGATACATCTATAGGTCGTCAATATAAAATGATTGATAATATCTTAAATATTGATAAAGACTCTGAAATATTCCTTGCTCAAGAAGTTCAAGATGAAAAATATGAGATAATGTTTGGTGATGGACTATTTGGACGTAAGTTAGAAAATAATTCAATAATAACTGCAAGGTATATTGTTTCAGATGGTGAGGCTGGTAATGGAGCAGCTAATTTTAGTTTCCAAGGCACTCTTACAAAGAGTGATGGAACTATCTTTACACCATCTGATAGTGTAGCCGTAACTACCGTGCAAAACGCTTCTAATGGTGCTGAAGTTGAAGATGTGTCTTCTATTAAGTACTTTGCTCCAAGACTTTACTCAGCACAATATAGAGCAGTTACACCTAGAGATTATGAAGCAATAATTGGCACAATTTTTCCTCAAACTGAGTCAGTTGCAGTCGTTGGTGGAGAGGAGTTAGATCCACCACAATTTGGTAAAGTTCAAATAAGTATCAAACCTAAGAATGGTACTTTTGTATCTGATTTTGATAAATCACAAATAAAAAATAGATTAAAGAACTACTCTATTGCTGGTATAAATTCAGAGATAGTTGATTTGAAGATACTATATGTGGAGATAGATTCAAATGTATACTATAACTCTGCACAAGTAAGTTCATCAGATAACTTAAGAACATCGATAATCGCTGGATTGAATGATTATGCAAATAATGTTGAGATTAATAAGTTTGGAGGTAGGTTCAAATACAGTAAAGTTAATACTCTGATTGATCGTATTGATAATGGTATTACATCTAATATTACAAAAGTCATAATTAGAAGAGATTTAAAAGCATTATTGAATCAGTTTGCACAATATGAACTTTGCTTTGGTAATCGTTTCAATATTAATCCTGCTGGATATAATATTAAGAGCACAGGGTTTACAATTCAAGGATTTACAGACACTGCATATATTACCGATGTTCCAAATAAAAATATATCTGGTAATTTAGATGGTAGTCATATGGGTACTTTATCAGTAGTTACAAAGAATAATCGTAATGAACAAAGAGTTGTTGTAAAAGATGCTGGTGTTGTTGATTATAAAAAAGGTGAAGTAATTTTGAATACTATTAATATTACTTCAACAGTGAATGAAAACAATATAATTGAGGTGCAAGCGTTCCCAGAATCAAACGATGTAGTAGGTTTAAAAGATTTATATCTTAGTTTTGATGTATCAAAGAGCACAATAAATACAATTAAGGATGTAATTGCTTCAGGTGAAGATGTTTCAGGTGTTGTATTCCAAAGAGATTATTATACATCAAGTTACTCTAATGGAGATTTAGAGAGGAAATAATTTATGCCACACATTGACAAAAGAATACAAGTCAATACAATTATTGAAAATCAGTTACCAGAGTTTGTGGTATCTGATTTTCCTAATGCAATAGAATTTTTTAAGCAATATTATATTTCTCAAGAATTTCAAGGTGGAGCAAGTGATATTATCAATAATTTTGATCACTATCTTAAAGTTGATAATCTAGTTCCTGAAGTTGTAGTTGGTCTTACAACAATAACAGCGGATGTAAGTTCCTCTGACACTACAATTACAGTACCAAGCACAAAGGGTTTTCCTTCGGAGTATGGATTACTTAAAATAAATGATGAAATTATATCTTATACAGGTATAACAACCAATACATTTACAGGTTGTATTCGTGGGTTTAGTGGAATATCTGGTTATAATGTTGGTATATCATCTTCATTATTAGAAATCAATCGTGAAAGTCTAGAATTTAATCAAACAGTTGCAGGTACACACGAGACTGGAGATACTATAACAAACTTATCTGTTCTGTTCATACAAGAGTTCTTCAAAAAAATGAAGAAAACATTCTTACCTGGTTTAGAAGATAATGAATTATCCGAAAAACTAGATGTAGGTAACTTTGTTAAGTTTGCTAGATCATTCTATCAATCAAAAGGTGTTGAAGAATCTGTAAGAATTTTATTTAAAGTATTATATGGTGTAGAATCTAGAATACTTGATCTTGAAGGAAATTTAATTAAACCATCTGATGCTGAATTCATACGTAGAGAAGTCATTGTTGCGGATTTAATTACACCAACAGGAGAACCACAAAATTTAACTGGTCAAACTATTTTTAAATCAACTGACATAGCAACAAATGCATCAGTTTCAGAAGTTGAAATATTAAAAAGAGAGGGTAAAGATTTTTATAAAATTGCCTTATTTGTTGGATTTAGTGATAGAGATCTAATTGAAGGTGTATTTACAGTACCAGGTAAAACAAAAGTAGTCGGAGGAGCATCAGCAGGTGCATCAATAATAGATGTAGATTCTACTGTAGGTTTTGGAACCACGGGAACAATTATAAGTGGGTCTAATTCACATATAGATTATACATCTAAATCTCTAAATCAGTTCTATGGTTGCACTGGAGTTGGTGTAGGCATAGGAACAGCAGAGGATTTAAGAGCAGATGAAACTATATTCGGTTATGAAAATGGTGATTTAACAAAAAGAGTTGATTTAAGAATAACAGGAGTATTATCTGAGTTAGTTCCAATTACAGATATAACTCTAATTAATGAGCAAGAAAATTTATTTGTTAAGAATATAGGTGAAAAAGTAGAAAATGATAGTAAAAATTATAAACAAATATTTGCTAACTCTTGGATATACAATACTGGATCAAGATTTGAAGTTGAAATTAGTGGTTCAACATTTAAATTTAAAACATTAATCGACAAGTCCTCACTAAAAGTTGGTGATAGATTTGAAATACTTAAAAGAAATCAACAATCCGTAGTTGGTGGTGGTACAGTTGGTAGCATTGATGTTACTTTAAATCAAGTAAACGCAACAAACATCGCTGGTTTTACACAAGATCCAAATCAGTTGTATGATATTCGCAGAGTTATAGAAAAAGTTTCAAGTTCAGGAGTTTCTTTAGCAAAAGGTAATGATAAAATTGTAGCAGATACTTTAAATGTTTATGTTGATGGTAATGTTGACGGTTATGCAGCATCAAACTCCTTACCAAGTTATAATATTACTTCTAATATAATTGAAGAAACTTTAGTTGGTGGAACTGCTGCAGGTTTAGATGGATTTAGTAGTCTTAATGAAAGATATAGTTTTATTAATTTTCCTCTTTCAAGGAATATAAAATTTATTCAAGGTGATGAAATTGTTTATCAACCAGAGGGTGACGGATTTATTGGATTGGATACTGGTAGAACATACTTTGTAGATCCAGTGATACCTGATGATCCAAATCAAGATATAACAAAGATAAGAATATTTAATTCAAATTCACAAATAGGAACAGCAAGCACCGTTCAAGTTGGTCCCACTACATCAACCACTGACATACACAGGTTTGTTTTAAAAAGACATAGCACCAGAGTATTAGACTCAGATAAAATTTTAAGAAAATTTCCTCTTTCTCAAAACTTATTTGTACCATCACAACAAGATGTTCCAACAAATGATATTGGAATGTTAATTAATGGTGTACAGATACGCTCGCCAATCTCTGATAATCAAATATATTTTGGATCTCTAGAGTCAATTGACTTGTTAAACTCTGGTAGAGATTATGATGTTCTAAAACCACCAATTATTGGAATTGAAACTAGCACAGGTGTTGGTGCAGCAGCTGAGCCAATTGTTCGTGGAACTGTAAAAGATGTGTTTGTAGACCCACAACCATTTGATATTGACGCAGTAACGAGTATATCTTTAACAGGTGGTAATGGAAGTGGTTGTGTACTAGAGCCAATACTAGGAACAAGAAATAGAGAATTAGAATTTGATAGTAGAGATGTGTTTTTTAATGGTGGTGTTGATATTGTTAATGAAACAATCACATTTAAAACAAATCATAATTTAGTTGATGGACAATTAATTTACTATAGTGCAAATAACAATGCCCCCATAGGTATTGGTACAGCATATGACTTAGAAAATAAAATTACTGATACTCTCTCTGATGGTGCTCCTTACTATGTAAGAACTGTTAATCCATCTACAGTAAGAATTTTTAATACACCAACAGATGCTACATTCGGCACTACTGGTATCAACACTGTTGGTTTATCTACAGATACAGCAGCAAGTGGTATTCATAAATTCAGTACAGAGAATAGAAATACTCTAGTTGCAGTAAAAGTTTTAGAGGAGGGTTCTGGATATACTCACCGTAAATTAAGAGTTAAACCTATTGGTATATCAACAACATTAAATGTAGTTACATTTAAGAATCACGGTTTCCAAAGTGGGGAGATTATTGAATATAGTGCAGAAACATCTGTTATACAAGGTTTGACAACTACATCATCATATTATGTTAAAAAATTAACAAATGATACATTTCAATTAGCAGATGCTGGTATAGGTGCTACTTCAATTGCTGACTATAACAGAGGTAAATATGTTGATTTTAAATCAAGTGGAGAAGGATTCCAAATATTTGAATATCCAGAAATCAAAGTAAATATTAGTGTCTCATATGGTTCAACTGTTACTGGTGATATTACAATCACACCAGTTGTAACAGGTGAGTTGATTGGTGCATATTTGTATGAGGAAGGTACAAATTACGGTTCAACAATTTTAGATAAAGAGGTTATTCCTAAAGTTTCAATTGAGAATGGTAGATTTGCTGAGTTTAAACCTATCGTTGTTGGTGGTAGAATTACAGATGTTGCAGTTGTCAATAGAGGAAGAGAGTATAATTCAAGTCCCGATGTTAGAGTTATATCAACAGGTCAAGGTGCAGGTGCTGTTGTCCGTCCAGTTGTTGAGAATGGATTTGTAATTGATGCTATAGTAACAAATCCAGGTATCGGTTATGATTCAAATACAACAGAAGTCAGAGCATTTCCAAGAGGTAGTAATGGTAAATTCTCTGCAAGAGTTAGAAGCCTTACTTTAAATAATGCGAGTAGATTTGGTGATACTCAATTAACAGAGAAAGTTGACTCTCTCAAGTTCAGTGTTTTAGGATATTCTCAAGAGATTGCAAATACATTTGAAAATACATTTTCAATCAATTCAAATGGCGAATTTAATCAGATTACTGGACATTCACCAATTATTGGTTGGGCATATGATGGTAATCCAATATATGGCCCTTATGGATATGACCGTAAGGATGGTGGTATTGTAAGACTTATGAGATCTGGATATTCTCTTAAGACAACAAGAGAGAATGGCCCTCCAATATCTACCTTCCCGATTGGATTTTTTATTGAAGATTATGAATACCTTGGAAATGGTGATTTAGATGAAAATAATGGAAGATATTGTGTAACTCCAGATTATCCAAAAGGAACTTTTGCTTATTTTGCAACAATCAATCCAAATGAGAACGAAACAAGTGGAACATTTAAAAACTTCCGTTCTCCAGTATTTCCATATTTAATTGGTGCAAACTATGCCGCAAAACCTGATGATTTTAACTTTGTAGAAACAAATAATCAAGATTTAGATTTAAATACTTTAAATTTAAGAAGAAATACAAATCCATATAAACTTGAGGGTTCTGGTGCAGACTATGAGGGCATACATGACAGTCGAAAGAAAGTTAATCAAGAAATTGATGTCAACTATGCATCAGCTGGTAGAATTGATCAATATGAATTATTGAGTGCTGGATCTGGTTATCAAGTTAAAGATGATCTTAGAATTCAAAATTTAGGAAAAGGAAATGGATTCTCTGGTGAAATATCAAGAGTTGAAGGTAAAGAAATAGTATCTATTGCTTCGACTGTAGTTAAAATAGAAAATATAGTATTTACATACAATAATCAAAACGGTAATGTAACAGGGCTTTCATCTCAACCTCATGACTTAGTGGTTGGTGATGTTGTCACTATATCTGGTTTATCTACAGATTCTTTAAGAAGATTAGATGGAAGACATCAAATTGGATTCAATACATCATTCTTAAAATTAAACACAGGTATTGGAACAACTGGCTCAACTGGCATGATTACAAATCTGTCTGTGACTGGTGATCTATCTCGAAATTCTATTGTACCAAATGATGTTCTAGGTATCAATACAGAGAGATTCTTAGTTCTTAATATTGATGATGTAAATGATACAGTCAGAGTTAAGAGAGAATTTGATGGAGTTTTAGGAACTGCACATACAAGCACGTCCTTGATTACATCTTTAAATCGAAGTATTACTTTTAATCTAGGTATTAATACTGATATTCAAACCAGAGTTAATATTCCTTATTTCTTTAATCCTACAGAGAGTGTTGCGATAGGAACAGCGTCTGGAGTTGGAATCGGATCAACAATTAGTTACTCATATAGAGTTATTGGTGGTGGTTCTACAGATAGGTTTATTCCAACTCAGAGTATATTTTTACAAGATCATGGATTTGCCACTGGCGAAAAACTCATATATTCAAGTGATGATGGAACTCCTCTTTTAGTTTCTAATGGAATCAATGCAGTACCAAACTTTAGATTAACTAATAACTCTCCAGTATTTGCGATTAATCTTGGTAGAGATTTGCTTGGTATATCTACAAATCCATTAGGCATTGGATCAACTGGTTCTGTTACTGGTATTGGTTCAACA